TTCCAGCACAGGCAGCTTAATGATCAAAGGCATTACACAATCCGGTCGTTATACGACAGTATCTAACGGTAATGCCAGCACCTATGTGAATTCTTATTCAGGACAACAAGGTGTTGGCAATATACGATTCAATACTTCTACGCAGAACATGGAAGTATTCGACGGTAACAACTGGGTTATGCTCAATATGAGTTATGCTAGTGTCGGGTTAACTCCAGACGCAGAATCTTTACTCGATTGGGCAAAAGAAAAACGAAACGAAGAATTGGCTTGGGAATCCTTGGCAAAAGACAATCGGGCTGTTAAAATAGCATTAGAAAACCTAAATAAGGCAAGACAGCAGTTAGACGTTACTGCTAAACTAGCGAGAGAATATGAGCAAACAACCAGTTGATTTAACCCCCTTACAGAAAGACTACGCAGTCTATTTGCCTGCGATTAGTTCTTTTTATTCTACATACGTTGCCAAACAACGTTTAGAAAAATTTATCCCAGACGAACGTGTTCCCAAAGACTTTGATCGCGGTGTTGAAGGAATGAACTTTCTTAATCCCGAACAAGGATATTTTTACTATAAGTATGCTCTGTATTCAGCTGGTCACGCACAGTTAGATCTACAAAAGAGTCTTGTACAAGAATCAATGATCCAACAACGTGATCGCAATGCTACGATGATCTTAGGCGATTCTGGTGGTTATCAGATCGGTAAGGGTGTTATCAAGTTCGACTGGCAAGACTTTGAAGGTCCTGCTGCCAACAAAACACGTCAAAGCATTCTAGAGTGGCTTGAACTTACAGCTGATTGGTCAATGATGCTGGACGTTCCAACCTGGGCTTGCGATCATATTCACAGTCCTAAGACTGGATTGAAATCGTTTGATGACTGTTTAGAAAAGACTAGATTTAATAATGAATATTTTATTCAAAATCGCCTAGGTCAAACTAAGTTCTTAAACGTTTTACAAGGCTCTAACTGGGAAAATGCAGAAGCATGGTACCAAGGTGTTAAAGAATTCTCCGATGTAAACAAATATGGAGATAAAGCAGCAGAAGGTTGGGCCATGGGTGGTGCTAATATGTGCAAGATGCCTATTACACTACGCAGACTAATCACTATGCGTTTTGACGGTATGCTAGAAGGCAAAGATTGGATGCACTTCTTGGGTACTGCACAGTTAGATTGGAGTTGTTATCTAACTAGCATTCAACGACAAATTCGAAAGCACGTAAATGAAAACTTCACTATTTCCTTCGACTGCGCATCACCTTTCATCGCAACAGCTCACGGACTGGTATATACTAACGCCCAGCATTCCTCTAAGCGATTCAGTGTTATCATGGACAAAGCCCCAGACAATAAGGGTCTTGCCGGACGGCACGATATACCTTTTCCTTTCGAAAGCGACTTCGGTCGCAGACTTACGATCGCAGATATCTGCCACTATGCTCCGGGAATGTTAAACAAGATCGGAAAAGAAGGCAAAACATCTTGGGATAGCTTTGCCTACGCTCTAATGATGGGTCATAATGTTGAATGTCACATTCGTGCTGTTCAACGTGCCTGTAACTTAATGGATATCGAATCCGCTAAACATCGACCAGACTGGCGTCGTTGGAGAAAAGTCAAAGATTCTGATAAATCAGATGAACTTTCTGAATGGGTTCCTAGAAATATTCTATACTTCAACAGATTTGTTGAAGAACTCTTTGAACTTAAAACCAAAGATGAAGCATTTGCTATGATTGCAGAAGCAGAACGTCTTGGGTTCTTACAGAATCTCGAAGGTGCAAGACTGCGTGGTGGTGTTACTAATATCGCCGACACATTGTTCTATGAAGAAACTGAAGAAGAAACTTCATGGGAAAACGACCGAGAGGATGAAGCATTAGACAATCTTAAAGTTGAATAAGGAGTTGTGCTATGTATGAGAATCGTATTAAGCATTTAGAAGAAGCACATCGTGCTTTGGACAAACAGATCGACACTTTGGAAAAAAACGGACTGTTTGAAGACCTTAGATTAGAAGATTTGAAAAAGAAAAGGTTGCATTTGAAGGACGAAATTGTTATACTTAAACATAGACAACAACACTTAGACGAATCTAATGACTAAGAAAAGAAATCAGTTTTGTCTTAATCGACAACAGATAGAAAAACTTGCTAAAATGTCTACTCACTTTAAAGAAGTTGAGTGGTTCACTCTTGAAGAAATCACTAGCAGCGGAATAGGTCCTACCGTTGTTGTTAAGTTCAACCTATTCAACGATGACGATAAGGACATCGATACCACCGTTGATATCACTGACGTAAGCACATGGTAAATCTCTGCAACTTCTGTGGGCAGTCTGTTAAGGTAAACTGCGATTGGAATCAAGGTCGCTGTCCTCATAGACTTCCTATGATCAATCCTCATTCTCTAAGATTCCTAAATCTCTTTAACTCAATCAAAGGCTGGTATCAATCATGGCAACAGAAAAAGAACAACAAGAACTAATCGAAATCCTTAAGTTTACTCCCAGGACCTACAAGATTCAAATGTGGGGATATGGTGGCGAAACTGTTATGGGCACTGTAGATCGCAATATCTATGAGTACTTTAAACATCGCAGGCTGGATCTAAGCGACTTTGCATGGAACAGTGATTATGCCGAGGAAAATAATATTCCAGAAGAGATGTGGCCTTTTCCTCCAGGATCATGGTATGAGTGCGACAGCATGGGCCATGCACATGGTGTAAGTCGTAATGCAGGTACTATTCAAATCGATGATGAACAAGGTAATACTGTGTTTGAAAAATCATTCGATGATATCACCGGAGGTGGAGAGGACGGTGAGCCAGACTGGTGTTGCAACGATGAAGTTTGGATCGGATCAGAAGAAGATGGTACGGTAGTATTCGTTGGTCGCTCTAATGAAAAAGGCACTTTCTTCGAAGGAGAGATTGAACTTCGAGCACCTTTTGACATCACTAAACTAAGTCTAGGCTACGACGAGATCGATGGCGAAGAGATCGTTAACTATGTTGAATACGATGGCGAGGAGATCGAAAACTGGGGTGGTAGCACAGACGGTAAGAGTTCGGACTTTGGCATGTATGTTGCTGGTTCGAAAGATGTCACCGGCAACTGGGAAAAATATACCAACATGGACGATATCAAGTATACGTTAACTGAATGGTTCTCTGCTAAAACTAAGCCTGCTCGTCTAGGCAAATACAATATTAAAACCAAAGACGGATACAGTTATCAAGCTCTGTGGAATGGTACATTCTGGCACAACGACTGGAATGACGAAAAAATTAAAGTAACAGAATGGCAGGGTATCGATCACGATCCAGAAGACGGCGCCGAATGGGATCCTGTTATTGAATTAGAAAAAATCGTAGCTCAAGTAGATGTCGATAATCTAACCGAAGCTGATCTTCCAACCGGCTCTTGGCCATTCAGCCCTAGCAAATAATGAAAAGAAACTACGAAACAGGTGTTGCCGATAACATCACATTCTTCACCGGGATAGAGATCGAACGTACTCCTGCCTACAGAATGAAAACTTTATTTGTAGTAGGAGTACATGATCCTTACACTATCTTAGATATCGTGAAAGAATCTAGATCATATACTGATCAATCTAAACACATAACACACATTTACTTTGGTGCTAATCAAAGTTTTAAAACTAACGGTGTAAATGATGTCGAAACGTGGCGTCCTTGGGAGAACATGATCTATGTTTGCTTAGACAGTGAATACGATCTCTGGTGTACTCTAGATTTCGATGTTCGCGAAACGGAAGGATTGCTTGAGAGCGGTCTTACCGAAAAACGTAGATTTATTCCGCAGATTAGTGTAAAATTACCTTATATTAATCAACTAGGTTATAATGCTACATTAAAGATCGACGACAAAGATTTTAATGCAAGTAATCCTGGAGTTTGGTGCCATAACTTGCAGGACCTGCTTGGTAGAGATAAGTTTACCGATTGGGATCAATATGGCAAAGATGAGATTATAAAATGAGTAGTTATGGACAAGCGATTGTTGGAGCTAAAACATCGACAAGACCTTCTCGTAGAATTAGGAAAGAAAAGAAAATGAAACTGAGTTTAAAACAACGTTTTCGTAATTGGCTCAACAGTGACGAATACGATCAGGATACAGTTGTCGTATCAGAAGATAAACTTTCTAGCGAAGGTATGCGTCTACAAGTTTATCGAGCCAGTGGCGGATACGTTGTGGAAACTCGAAGCTATGATCATCACAAAGATCGTAATATTAATTCAATACATGTGATCACTGAAGAACAAGATCTAGGTGATGCATTAGGTAAAATCGTAATGATGGAGGCACTGAAACGATGAAACATCCAGATCTTAAAGTTACAAATATCACTATCAAAGATACACCTGCGTTTAGAGTTAGACTTGAGTCCTGGGAGTCTATTGCTCCTAAAGGATTACTTTCTGTAAACTTTATTCAAGAATGCCTAAATAAAGACGGCGATATTGACGATTCTAGTACTTACAATTTCCATATGACTAGAGACGAAATTAAAATCTTATGTGAAGGCCTTTTAAAAGTATGATTATCAAACAAGACATTCGACCTAACAAAATGATCTGGGTAACTTTCCGTAAGGAAGGCATTCATAAATATCCTGCGGCGCTTACAGATCCTAATCTAGCTACAGGAGACGAATATGACGTATCGTTTTTGGGTCATCCTCATCGCCACATCTTTCATTTCAGGGTGTGGATCTCTGTGCAACACAATGACAGGGACATCGAATTCATCCAATTCAAGCGATGGCTTGAAACGTTGTATAATGGTCAAGGTGCCGTTCTAAGTCTTGATTATAAAAGTTGCGAGATGATGTCTGATGAACTTCACGACACTATCAAAGCAAAGTATCCCAACCGTGAGGTTTGGATTGAGGTCTCCGAAGATGGAGAAAATGGTTCATTCATCAAATACTAATCTAAAGGAAATACAAGATGAAACCCCAAGTTGAGAAAATTTTTGACGATCTCGACCGCTACTTAGATTTTTGTCGTATCGAGTTGCGTGATTTCGACCCTGCACATCTTTATAATAAAGATAATGGAAACTATCGTGCGTTTCTAAACAGCCTACGTCCGCCGCGTCAGTGGCAAGATCGAGGCGAACGTAGACCTTATCAAGGCAATAAGCCACGCTGGGATAACAACGGTAGACGCAATGAGCAGAATTTTTCTCGTTGATCTAGAAGCTGTAGAAACAAGATATACAGGCGAGTGGAAAACCCACTTGCCTGACTTGCTACGAAAGAGAGGACATAATGTTCAAGTTATTGACGGCCCTGAAGATATCCCTCGTGCCACTACTCCTGGTGCCTTTCTTAACTTTGGTGGCACTAATATCTATAAGTCTAGTCAGGTTGAAAAGATTGGTAGACTATTTTGCGATGGACGCATTTCAACTGGCGACCATTTTATTTTTACTGATGCTTGGCATCCGGGCATTATAAATCTAAAATACATGAGTGAACTGCTTGGTATTAAGGTGGTCATTCATGCTCTATGGCATGCTGGCAGTTATGATCCTCAAGACTTCTTAGGTCGCTTGATCGGCGATACTCCTTGGGTGCGTCATGCAGAAAAGAGTTTCTATCACGCCATTGACCATAACTACTTTGCTACAAATTTTCATATTAAGTTGTTCTGTGAGAATCTATTAGGATTTACGCCCGCAGATACACTCTATGACTCAAAGATTGTGCGCAGTGGCTGGCCTATGGAATATATGACTGATACGTTACTAATGTATAAGAACATGCCTAAGCGTGATCTTATTCTGTTTCCGCATCGTATTGCTCCAGAGAAACAACTGCCAATCTTTGAAGATCTTAAACAACATTTGCCTCAATATGAATTCCGTGTATGTCAAGAATATCCTTTGACTAAGAACGAATATCATAATATGTTAGGTGAAGCCAAACTTGTATTCAGTGCTAATCTACAAGAAACATTAGGTATCAGTTGGTATGAAGGTGCTCTTGTAGATGCGATACCTATGGTACCAGATCGTTTAAGCTACAGTGAAATGGCTATGGAAGATTTTAAATATCCCTCTGAGTGGACTGAATCGTTTGAATCTTATACTAAGCATAAATCTGCTGTAATAGATAGAGTTCAGCACTATATGGAAAATTATAAATCGTATCTTCCTCGCCTAAATACACAGACAGATAAGTTAACCAAAAACTATTTCAGTTGCGATAAACTGTTAGAGATGTTAAAATAATATGTCATCCACGACTATAACTCGGAGAACAATAATTGACAAAGCCAGAATTTAAACCAGATCCTATTCTAAATGAGAAGGCTAATATGCCTTTCGTAAAAGACGAATACGAACCCTTAGGCAAACCAGTCTATATTAAAAAAGAAACAGCCTTAGATGCTATGGCTGGAGATGGCGGGTACCAAGAAGCATACTTTGCAGATGTTATCCGCACTAAAATGAAACGTGATAATAAACGTTTCTGGGCAGGAGATAATATCAGCGACTACCTGCACGAAGGCGATAAAGAACGACTAATCAATGAAGCAACAGAAGCATTCGAACTAGTTCTTGATCGTTTGCTGATTGATCGTGAAAATGATCCTAACAGCAAAGGCACAGCACGTAGGCTTGCCAAGATGTACTTTAATGAAATAATGGCAGGACGTTATGAACCAGCACCAGACGCAACAGCATTTCCAAATGATTCGGAGGACCGCTACGAAGGTATGTTGGTTGTTCGTAGCGAGCTTCGCAGTATGTGTAGTCATCATCACCAACCCGTTAGTGGCGTTGCTTATATTGGCATTATTGCCGCTCAGAAACTTATCGGTCTCTCAAAGTACACACGCATCGCTCAGTGGTGCGCCCGTCGAGGAACTCTCCAGGAGGAACTTGCTAATGACATTGCTAGGGAGATCGAAAAGGCCACGGGGGCCAAAGACCTAGGTGTATACATTCAAGCGGTTCATGGTTGCTGTGAGAATCGTGGTATCATGGCACATAGTTCATTAACTCAGACCACTGTGCTTAAAGGTGCATTTAAAGAAGATGGTAACACAAAGAAAGAATTCTTTGATAACATCAAACTACAGCAAGAATTTGCTCCAAGATAAGAGGATAAAATGAGAAAACAATTAATCGAAGCATCAAAACAGCATTACCTGGCACACATCGAAAAACATCGTATCAACGTAGAAGTAATTCTAAACAATCCCACTGCTATCGCTGAACATAGCGATATCATGGATGCTATTGAAAAAGAAGTTGCTCAGATCGCCGAGTATATGGACAAACTAGAAGTAATGGAAAAATATTTCAAGGAATAAACTATGAACTCCGTTGACATGGCCAACGATTTAATTAATCGTGCTAAAAACTTAAAGAAGTTCGAAGTAAAGCGTATGTTAGAAGACGGCATTCTGTTTAACGGCCCAGTTCCGTTCGACATCAAGGGCAAGGATGACTGTTATTGGATCTATACCTATGCTGTTACCCAAGAAGAAGCAGAAGCACAGGTTGATACTTGGTTAAGTAATCGAACATGACAACACCATTACTAGACGAACTGATGGTTCAGCAACAGTTACCGGCTATCGATCGTCGAGAGTGGGCCTGGCAGCATATGGTCGCTGTTATTATGTTAAACCAGACCGGAAGAAAGGCAGTCAAATATGTGCTGCCTCTTTTCTTAGATCGTTGGCCAGGACCTGGCGAATTCTTATGGTCTACAGTAGATGACGTTAAAGAAGTTATTTGGCCGTTAGGCATGTATAATGTCCGATTTCAAAGACTCAAAAGAATGACTGCAGACTTCTTGACTTGGGACGGAAATGATGCTACAATGTTATATGGCATTGGCAAGTATGGTTCGGATAGTTATGAAATCTTTTTCAAACAAAACTATACTGTACAACCAACCGATAAAGAACTAAAACGTTATTTAAAGGAAGAAGTAAATGTTCTTGAAACTGCTTGAACGACTGGGCCGTAAGCGTATCATTTTTGATCGTATACATAACGAACCGTATCTAGAACGGTATTATCTCTTCTTAAAAGAAAGAGAACGTTTTCCATTCAACGTATTCTTACACAAGTTTTTAAAAGGTGATCCGGACGATGTTCACGATCATCCATGGCCCTATGCCACTTTGATTTTAAAAGGTGGCTACTATGAGTGGGTACCAATCTTTAATACTGTAGGTGAAAAAATCAATGAAGTTCGACTATGGCGTGGCCCTGGTCACTTTCGCACTTGTAGTCCTAACTCTTATCATCGCATTGAGCTTAAACCCGGTGTAACTGCCTGGACATTGTTTATGCCAGGTCCACATAAGCGTGAATGGGGATTTTTAGTCAATAATAAATGGATACAACACGAACAATACCTCAAGGAGCGATATGAACAAGCTAATCATAGATAATTCAAAGTTTCAAAGTTTAGTTGCTATTATCTGTAGAGATATTTCAAATGACAACTGGAAACCCGATTATATCGTAGGTATCAGCAGAGGCGGACTCTTACCTGCTGTTATGATTAGTCACTATCTAAATATACCAATGAAACCTTTGCAGGTCAGTCTTCGAGATCATGAAGGGTGTGTCAGTGATCTAGGAATGGCTGAGGATGCCTTCGACGGTAAAAATATTCTCATCGTTGACGATATCAATGATCAAGGCAACACACTCAACTGGATTATGCAAGATTGGCCTAGCGGATGTTATCCCTATGATGAACGTTGGGATAATATCTGGGGTAGTAATGTAAGATTTGCTGTTGTTGTAGATAATCTTTCTAGCCAATGTAGTAAAGGTATGAACTATTGGGGAATGGAAGTTAACAAAGCTGAAAATGATGTGTGGATTGAATTCCCTTACGAAGAATGGTGGACAAAATGATTAAAAAAATATTTAAACTTTCAAAAGATCAATCATATCCGCTGATGCGTGATCCTAAAAGAAATCCCAAGTGCTACGAACTCACCGATCAAGAACGTGAAGAAGCTATTAGGCGTGTGGATCAAATCCTACAAGAAAAAAATCTTGAACAACACACTTACTACGGAGCCTAAATGAAACCCACATTGTTATATTATTTGTTTGACGGTAAAAGATTTCCTAGCGGCAAGCGTTTTGGAATGTATAAATTTACTGCCACCAAATGGCGTATTATGTATGACCTGCCTCGGAGTTGAAGAATGATCGATGCTAAAGTAAAAATCCATTGTACAGATAACGGTAAAGATGTTGAAGCTCATATCCTCAACTACAAACCTCGAGCATATTTAGAAGTGGCTTTCCAGACTGTAAAACTACGTATGGTTTATAAAGAAAATACTCGTGTATTTTTTGGAAGCCTTATGGGTAGAGAATTTACGATTAAAGAAGATTCTTTGCCTGGAGAACGCAAGGAATATCAAAGATGAAAAATAACGATACAAATAAAGTGATGTTAGCACAGCCTCCATTTATCGAAGATTCTAAAGCACCCTGGACTGAGCTAGTTGAAGAAGACTATCATGTCAAGGTATTTGCAGACAAATATCCAGTAACTGAAGGTCACTTATTATTTGTGCCTAAATATAATACTGTGCATGTGTTAATGGACTGCTTTGAACAGGCAGTGCAAGATGGTATCAGTCGTGTGCAAAACGGTGAATGGGATGGTTTCAATGTTGGTTTCAACTATGGTCAGGCTGCTGGTCAAACTGTTGAATGGCCACATGTGCATCTTATTCCAAGGCGTAAAGGAGACATGGAAGATCCCACAGGTGGTGTGCGGCATGTCATTCCGGAACGCGGTAACTATCGTAAATGGTGAGTATGGGAAGAAGTTTGTTTATCGGTGATAGTCATACCTGCGGTTATTACAGCACCGCAGGTAAAATCGGTCCAGGTAGCTATAGCTATTGGAACGATAATATCTATTCTGAAAGATATGGAGATCTAAATAAAAGACCCGTAGTCACTTATGCAATGGCTGGAGTTTATAACAGAGTTTATTCAGAGTGGCTGAAATCTATGTTTGAAAAATACAATGACATAGACGAAGTTTTTATCTGCCTTGCCCCTCTAAATAGATTTGTCATTTCCTATGATCCGGAACTCAGAGACGAAGCTCTTCCTGTAGATCACTTTACTATGAAAATGGAAGATAGTCCTGTAGATGCTGACAGATACGTAGATCATACAGTTTCAGAGGGTGTTGTTCAACTTTTTAACAAGCCTATATATGATGACTATTCTAAGTTTCCTGGTTTCGATCTAAGTCAATATAACGGGTTGAAATCTCCAGACTTAAGAAAACATAGCTTCATGCAAGTAAAACTTTTTTATGAAATGAACACATATCAAGAAAAGAGAGACTTTCTAAACTGTGTTTATACCTGGGACAATATCTGTAATGATAACAATGCGAACTTGTATATTTTTCATTTTGCCGATAGAGGAAAATACCCAGGCAAGACAGACTACTACGGTCCTCTGAAAAGAACAACTGTTAGTCCCATGACTGTGCAATCGTATTTCAAATCAAAAATGATCGATCACGAAAAATATCTCATAGAAGATAATGAACACTACAACAGACAGTTTCATGAGATGATTGCAGAAAAATTTTTACCGTGGATAAAATCATTAAAATCTTAATCGCTGGTGATAGTTTTGCAGCACCCTGGCCTTTTGCCACATTAGGTTGGGTTAATCTATTGGCTCATCGATACGAGGTTACGAATCTAGCACAGGCAGGTGTTGGAGAATATAAAATATTAAAACAGATAGAATCTGTCGATGTCAACGACTATGACTGCATTATAGTCAGTCATACTAGTCCTAGCAGAATACATACTCCTAACCATCCTATTCACAAAGAAGGTTTTCATAAACACTGCGATCTTCTTTATAACGATATCGCAGATAGACTCAGTTGGCTTAATCCTAGTCTACGAACTGCTCAGAACTGGTTCGAACATCACTACGACGATCAGTATCAAATCGATATCTATAAACTCATTAGAAAACAGATCGATAATCTATTGAATAAAAAAAACTATATCAGTATAACACACACTGAAATAAGCAGAGACTTATCTGTAGAATCAAACAATATCGATTTTAGCTACCTTTGGAAAAAAGAAAGAGGTACTATCAATCATTACACAGTTGATGGAAACAAAATAATTTTTAAACAGATGAGAGATATCATTGATGGGAAATAAAATTGTAGTTCCTTGGAAAAGTCAAAGTGATGTTTGGTGGAATCAAACCTGTGCCAACATCATAGAAGTGTTTGGTTTGCCAGGTGGCAAATATCAAACTGAGGTCAGTACCGAGGCTATGATTTTTTATTTTCAAAATGAAAAAGATGCTTTCATGTGTCGACTACTAGTGAGCGAGGAAGTATGACACGTTTTATCCCAATAATAGTCGCTATCCTAGCTGTGCTGATTTTAGTCACTACAGATTTTGGTCGATCGGGAACTGTAGTCTACGACTGTAGAGACGCACACTGGCATCCAGATTATCCTATAGAAGTTAAAAAACAATGTCGTGAAATTATGAAAGAGCACTACGAAAAAGAACAGGAAAAAAGGAAAATGGTAATAACATGAAAACATGGACACTGCAAATCGAAGAAGATCCAAATTCAGATGATGCTATTCTAACATTTCCTCCAGATTTATTAGAAGCTGCAGGTTGGAAAGAAGGCGATACTATAGAATGGATTGATCAAGGAAATGGGGCTTGGCAACTAGTGAAAAAGAGTGTATAATAAACTATGAGCAAAATTAAAATCGCAGAGCTGTTTTACAGCATTCAAGGTGAAGGACGCTACATGGGTGTTCCTTCTGTGTTTTTACGTACATTCGGTTGTAACTTTAAATGTGCTGGCTTTGGTATGCCTAAAGGCGAACTAAGCACAGAGGTTGAAGCTATCGCTGAAAAAGTAGGAGAGTTTAAGAAGTATGAAGAACTCCCATTGGTATCTACTGGTTGTGATAGTTACGCTAGCTGGGATCCTCGTTTTAAGGATCTTAGTCCAATGCTTACTAGCGACGCCATCGCAGAAAGAATCTGCGAGATTTTACCGTTCAATGAATGGAGAAGCGAACATCTCGTTATTACAGGAGGAGAACCGTTGCTCGGTTGGCAACGTGCTTATCCCGAACTGTTAGACCATCCCAAGATGCAGAATCTAAAAGAGATTACATTTGAAACTAACGGTACTCAAAACATCTCAAAAGAATTTAGACATTATCTTCTAGATTGGACATTGAATCCTCGACGAGGTCGAAGAAGCTATGATGCATTAACGTTTTCAGTTAGTGCTAAACTAAGTTGTTCTGGTGAAGAAAGGCACGAAGCTATACGTCCAGATATTGTTTGCGAATATCAAGAGATCGGTTACACATATCTTAAGTTCGTTATTGCTACAGAAGAAGATGCTGAAGAAGCTATCGAAACTTTAGACATTTATCGCGCAGAAGGTTTTGAAGGTCCGTGCTACTTAATGCCCGTGGGCGGAGTTGAAAGTGTTTATACACTAAATAATCGCCGTGTTGCAGAGTTCGCTATGAAGAATGGTCTTCGTTACAGTGATCGACTGCAAGTGCCATTATTTAAGAATGAGTGGGGAACTTAATGAAACTGATCAAAAAGTTGTTTGGATTAGATAAACTAGAATCCAATATCGAAGAGACTAGAAAGATATTAGCCGAAGCACAGGCTAAAAAAGAAGAAGTTGAGAAAGCCTTAAAGGAAGTTGAAGAACAGGCCGAATTGGCAAAACTGACTCCAAAAGAACGTGCTACACGAAAGAAGGAGCCATGGGTTTCTGTTTTGAATACTCATGTTAACAAAGATAATATCAAAAATGGTTTTTTTGAACTTGACTGGAACGAGCATTTTATAGTACAATTAAAGCAAGAAGGGTACGGTTTCGATGGTGACAAAGATGAGGAGATCGTCGATCGTTGGTTCAGAGAACTCTGTGCTAATGTAGTAATGGACGAAGGAATCAATCAACCAGTGAATACCGGTGTTATTGACATAAAAACAGTGAAAAGAAATAATACATGACATATATTTTAGTTGATACTGCTAACACGTTTTTTCGTGCTCGGCATGTCATTAACGGCGATGCTGATATCAAGCTCGGCATGGCATTCCATATTACCCTTAACTCTATTAGAAAAGCGTGGCAGCAGTTCGATGGTAGTCATGTTATCTTCTGTTTAGAAGGTCGTTCGTGGCGCAAGGACTTCTATGCTCCTTATAAGCGTAATCGATCAGATGCTCGTGCCGCACATACAGAAAAAGAAGCAGAAGAAGAAAAAGTCTTTTGGGAAGCATTTGATACATTCAAACAGTTTATCACAGATAAGACTAACTGTACTGTATTGCAAAATTCACAACTAGAGGCAGACGATCTTATCGCAGGTTGGATACAGAGTCATCCGACTGATAATCACGTTATTATTTCAACTGATACTGATTTTGTACAGCTCATTGCCCCTAATGTTCGACAATACAATGGTGTAATGGAACATGTTATTACACACGAAGGAATCTTCGATGACAAAGGCAAGCCAGTTATTGATAAGAAAACACAAGAACCAAAAGCAGCACCTAACCCAGAATGGCTCTTATTCGAAAAGTGTATGCGTGGTGATACCAGTGATAATGTCTTCTCAGCGTATCCGGGTGTGCGTACTAAAGGCACAAGCAAAAAAGTGGGTCTTACTGAAGCGTTCGAAGATCGTGGTACCAAAGGATATGCGTGGAACAATCTCATGTTACAGAGATGGACTGATCACGAAGGCGTAGAACATCGTGTTTTAGAAGATTACGAACGTAATCGTCGACTGATCGACTTAAGTCATCAGCCAGACAATATCAAAGAAATCATTGCCAATACTATTGCCGAAGCTACTGGTTCAAATAAAAATATCAGTCAGGTCGGTGTTAAACTAATGAAGTTCTGTGGCCTTTACGATCTTAAAAAGATTTCAGAACAAGCTCAATCTTATGCGGAACCATTGAATGCAAGATACACTATTAAAGAAGATCGCAGTCTATCAGTCTAACGATACCTGCGAGTCTAAGACAGACACGTGCCTGGAGAAGAATATGACACATTTACACGCTAAACCTATCATCAAAGACAAGTTTTGGATCGTCGAAGAAGATGGCGAACGTATCGGAACTTTAAGAAAAGATGAGGAAGATAGATTTGTTCTCAGTAACGGAGAAGGATTTAAGATTTATAAAACCAAAGAAAGTCTAACCAAACAGTTTGGCAAAGATTTCTTTGTTGCAAAGATTGTTAAGGAAAGTGACAACGCACTTCCAAACGAAGTGCATGGTTATTCGACTAGCGTAGAACCACATAATGCTATGTTCGACATTCGAAGAAAACTTCCGTTGTTTACAAAAAGCGAAGATAGTAAAAGTTTGTACTGTGCCGGTTACTATGTAATCAAGTTTGATAAAGGTTGGGTCAAGAGTTTCTGTCCTAAGTTAATCACTCTGCAAAGATATCCTTACAAGGGTCCTTTTAAAACTGAGATTGAAATGAAACAGGTATTGAACAATGTCTCAAAATAATATTCCATCTAAACTACCTGCTGTTGAAAAGCTGATACAAAGAGTAGTTTCTGCAGAAAGAAGTCAACAAAGAGAAATAAGACTTACTATCCAAGAAGCCAAAGACATAACTGCTGAAATGGCTATTTTGACTTCCAAGCTAGGTCAAACAGTACAAGAAATACATCAAATGTTATCCGAAATACGTGAATCAAATACTAAGATAGATGTTAAGTTCGATGGAGGAACCTTCTAAAGGTGATAAATATATACGTGGTTAATTAGGAAAAACACGTATATGAGCAGACCAAAACCGAAAATCATCTTAGAATATGCCAATAAAGAAAACTACAAGATTGAGCAGATTCTCGAGAGCGAAGCCATCTGGGCTGTCTTCTATAAGGGCAAACCTTTTAATCTGAAAAGCGGCAGTCTTGTCGCCAGCTATCCGGGACCAAAATATAAAAAAGTAAGTTTTTCAAATCCTGGACATGCTCACAATCTTGCGAAAAAATTAAATAAATTGTTCAAGTGCAATGACTTCGGTGTTTATAAACTTACCGAAGGTGAAAAACTTTAAATGCCTACCAAGAATACCTATAGTTCGGTATTCATCAAAGCTGCCGGATTAACAATCTCTGAAGATAGCGTAAAATCAAAATGGTGGTATAATCTTAGATCTAAGGACGAAGGAGGTCTGAGATTAACCGATGAAGGCTTGCTTTTTCTCAACGAAGAAGCTAAAATAAAAACGTACGAAGTTCAGATTCCAAAAGAAATCAAAATAACACCGCAGGTATTAATATGGCTTGATCGCTATATTAATTCTCCGTGGCATTTGGAGAAACATACTATTACTGTTATATCCGAAAAAGCTGCTTTTGAACTTTACCTGTTTTCCGGCGATGTCAGGAAAATGGGTCAAGCCAAGGCGATGTCTAGAAGATTTCAAGAAGAAATCAAATCTGAAAACAATCATTAACTGGCCATATAAATATTTCATCGTGATAGAACTCAACCCATTAGACGTATTAAATGCAAGAAAACTGTTTAGAATCCCTAGACATTTTTCCAAAGTAAAATTGTCCGAATCGAGTTTTGTTGCGGACATAAATGAGATCGAAAGCTGGATAGAAAATCGATGCAAAAGTAGATACAGTATTAGTAAACTACCTTTGACAGATTCGTCAGGCAAGATCAAAGAATGTGTCTATGCAGGGTTCGAAGAAGAAAAAGAACTCACATATTTTATGTTGGCCTGTCCATATTTTAGGAGATAAAAATGACCACCGAAGCAACACAAGAACAATCGCTACCTGAAGAAAATCAGCAAACCAATACTCCTCAGCCAGAGGCAGGTACTGATTTAAATATTAGCGATTTAAATGCACTAAAGAACATCATCGATGTTGCAACACAAAGAGGCGCATTTAAAGCAGCAGAATTAGAAGCAGTTGGAAAAGTCTATAATAGACTTTCTGGTTTTTTAGAATCAGTAAGTAAAAAAGGATAAAAAATGAAATCATTAAAACACATTGGTAGATTAAAAAACACCGGAGCGAAAGTATTGGTAGTGTTCAGGACACTGCCCGGAGAATCAAACTCGGCTCTGGTACTACCAGTGGCGAATTTAAGTGATTCATATCATGATGCTCTAATGCAGTTAGTAGAGTCTGATCAAGCTCAGGAAGCTAACGAGTTTGGAGAGATTATGCATATACGTCAGTTTCCAGACGGACGACCTATGTTAATCGCAATGACTCAAGATAACAGGCTACAAAAAACTCCAACAGATAATGTTGTCATGACACCAACACATTCTGCGGAAGTTCAGTTAGATCAGCTTAATATTCTTATTGCAGAACAAAGAAACTGTGCGGTTGATGACCTAGCATCGTTTGTATCAGGATCTCCTCCCAAATCTAAAGAAGATACAGCAAAGGTTTCTGAGCCAGTTGCAGAAGCAGTTGCACAATCAAACGATCCGTTAACTGACAAAGACCTAGCTCGCAACTACAGAAGTCAGGCAGATGCGATGTATAAAGAAGCAGCTCGTCTACGTAGAGAAGCAGATTTATTAGATCCTCCACAAAAGAAAACAGTTAAAGCGGCAGAAGAAGCTAGTGCCTAAAAGACAGTTTAAGCTGCCTAGACATCTAATAAAAAAATGGCCGGAGGCCCTCGAAGGTTTAGAAATGAACACGATGCCCCTGGCCTATCTTGATTTAATCAAGTTAGAGTTTACAGATGGAAGAATATGGCACATATCAATCAACGATTTATTAAAAGAACATGCCGCTGATGATGTGGTAGATCACCTTTTAAGCATTATCGAAGGAAACGAAGGCGAGATTAAAAAAATCGACTTTGATATTGATATTAATAGGCTTAAGTCTGATATATCTAGTCAGACAAAAAAACTTTTATAAGAATTTTTTTATAATCATCTCTGCATACAGATCGTGCAGAGATTCTTCCATGTGACCGCCAGGCAGTCTCTTAAAATTCATCTCGAAGCCTACCTTAAAAAAAGATTCTAACTCAATATCTAAAAGTTTTGTAAATCTATCAAATCTATCTGGTTTTATAGGATGCGAATATTCTTTTCCAAATTCTGTCCACAAACCAGAATCGAGTATCACAGTTTTTATACCTAGCTGTGTTAAGGTGCTTTTTGCAGCCTGTATATGGATAAATGATTCATGTAGATAATCATAGTCGTCATAATCTTCTAACATTCTTTTGAACCATGCTGCCATTTTTTCCGGTTCGATGTTATTAATATTAAACCAAGGAATAAGTGATCGATATTCATATTCGCCACCCCATATATTATGAGAAGGAGTTCCAAGTCTGACAGGATTCGATAACATAATGAAACATATAATATCTTTTGATTCGTAGACATCTAAGGATTGAAATGCTGTTTCTAAAACTCTGTAAGATATTTCGTGATTAGATATCCCTCTATGTCCTACATTTTTCACATCGAGATTTGTTAAATTTTTTATTTTTCCTGGCCAGGCACGCTGCTTACTTAAATCCCAATAATCATTTTTCATTTTACCGGCAAGATTTGATTCTAAATTAGTAAGTTGCTCATGCATTTTTTTTCGTTCTGCATTCTCGTTATCAGTTAATTTTTTTACAGGTGCGTTATAAGAGAAATAATTAGGTATAAGTGTATCAGCGGCAAGCTCGTGTCCGGCTGTATAACTATCCCCGCTGCAAATAATATGTTTATAGCTCATTTAGTTTCAATCCTTAGTTTTATGGTTGTGGGATTTTTTCTTATAAGAGATAATATATTTTCCTTACTATCATGATCTTCTAGAATAAGATCTGCTACTTGATATCTGCCAGGCCTGGCTCTTACATCTCTCGGTAGCCATCCTGTTCTTTTTTTAAACCATTCGTAATTTTTATCAAACCATTTCCAAAACTCTTCATTATTACCTGTGAACTCATTCATTCCGAACCATAGATAAAAATCTGCAGAATAGTGTGTATATGGTACAAAAATTTCATCTGTTAAATCATCCTTACTTGAAAATATAGCGAAAGGTTCTTTGCCTATATGAGAATATGTAAGCTCAATTCCGCCAAATTTTCTAGTTTCAGAGAACAAGAAATAATCATCCTTGTCGAATTCATATCTAGATGTATTCGGCCAACCAATTTGAATCATAGGAGGATAGTATATAGATCTACTAAAACATGATTCAAGTTTGTGTATGCTATGATGCATACTCGATAATAACTCATGAGTTTTCTCGTTTTTTGCAAACCAGTTATGTATATTATTCAAAGCGTACTGATTTAAACTTTTTTTCCCTGGTAGTCCTGGCATATCAGCGATATTATTTTTAAGTGCTATCATAGACGCTATCAGATTATCGTAATGATTATTAAATTCAGTTTCAGTATCATTCCAACAATCTGCATGTATCTTGATAGATGAACTGTGTTTTTCTATCGCTTCATTAACTGCCGAAGCCCACTTCTGAGAAACTTTATCAGATTTTATTTTCCATCTAAGAGATATATGTTCAAAATCAGCGATCAAATATTCATTTATCATTTAGATAAATTTCCTTACAACTTTTGTAAAACTCTTCATATTCTGGAAATGTCAATAAAAGATTAGTTCCTAATCTACGATCATTTTCAGTAAAGAAACTATAAAAATCTCTACGACCTTGATGTATCTTTTCTTTACTAACTGGGTTTTCTCTCATGTAATCAGTGACACGTTTGAACTTTTCATACTCAACACCTGTAAACCATTGTTGATTATCCTGGATAAACGTCAGTGTATCTTCCTGATATTTTAAAAATTCTTCCGGAAGAATATTGATCATCCAGTGAGGGGGTTCTTTCAGGTACGGTGTGTCAAATGCTACTGCTTCCATTCCATATTCTTTGCGCCATTCGATAACTTTATGCAATAAACTTTGAAAGTTAGTTACACAAAGAACGTTGTAGGTACACATGAGATTTACAGTTGCGCCTGCTTTGATGACCTCTTTCATATTTCTTTCCCAATGGTCACACTTTAGACCAGTGCGCATGTATTCAGCCTGTTCTCCCCAACTATCAATGCTGGTAAAGAAACTAAATTTGCGTATCTTCTTTTGATTTACTAAACTAGTTACCCTGGAAATTAATCTGTCAACTCTTTCAAAAGTCACTCCAAGGTTACTGTTTAACGTAATCTCTAGATGAGGAGCAGGTTCTTCTTCTAATAGGTCAAAGAACTGCATAGCACCAGGATTCATTAAGGGCTCACCGCCTGTGATTCTTAATGTGTGTAGGTCTTTACGGAGACTTGGCCACCAACGCCAGAAAGCTTCGATATAAGGGTTTTCATCTTTAGGACCGTAATAAGTTCCAGATTTTAAAAATTCAATACCATATTGATTATAGGTTAAATCATAGTTTCCATGTTTTTTAATTTCTTCCATCCACATGGTACTGGCCTGTGGACAGCAATATCCGCAACGATAGTTACAGCCGTTGCCAAAGCTAACTTCTAAATACCTAGGATTGATAGGAGCATCCCATGGTAGCTCTGCTAGCTTTTCTATCAACGGTTCAGAAAAGTCACTGCTACTGTGTATCATTCTATCACTGATATGCTCTCCTGGCAGGTCTTCAATATTCCAGCAATAGTAACATTCCTCCGGACGACCGCCTTCTAACATAGTTTTACGTTGCTGTTTTTTCCACTTAGTGTTATGTAGAGCACTTGCATCTATTTTTATTTCGTCTAAAGGAATGTGGTGCGGACGAGGATGATAGCAACTGTGATTATCTCCGGTATGTAAGTACAAAGTTTGATGCAACCATTTCATTGCACAAAAACCAGGACCTACCTTGTTTAGTCTGTCTCTTACATTTTTAATATATTCTACTCTATCATCCATTTTTGCATTTTTCCCAAAAATCTTTTAGCTCAGGAAACGTTTTTAAAAAATCAGTTCCTCTTTTTTCATCGTGCTGGCTGAAAAACAAATAAAAGTTTTTCATAGCCTTATGCTTGTCAAATCCTGTGTCTGCGTTAATCCAGTCTATTAATCTTTGAACTTTGCTAACTTCAAAATCACTAAAACCCATAAACTGATTCCATCGCCCTTCTTTATTCTGCTTCATGAACTTAATAGTCTTTTCAAGTTCCACTACCATTTCAGGAATCAGCTTAGGATTTAAAAAGTCAGGATCGTGCAGTTGAGGTATATCAAACCATATCAGTTGACGCTTTTTACTAAAAGATCTTCTGAGCTTTAAGATATTCTGTATATATTCTAAAATCTTTCCGTAGCTTAGAGCGTTAAAAGTTATGATAAATGTTAAACTGTGTCGTTGACTGTTAGCTAAAAAATCTTTTACATTATTTTTTAATACTTCAAAATCCATACCGTTTCGAATGTATTCCGCCTGGGGGCCCCAACTGTCTAAACTACAGAACAGCATAAAATGATCTATTGCATCGGCAGAAGTTATGTCATTCAACCCTTCCATAAATTTCTGCCATTGATTTCCTGGGGGACAGCAGTTACTGGTAATGGCTAAATGGAGATCTGGCTTGGGATTATTTTTCACATAGTCGAACATACGAAACGTATTTTTATCCATTAGCGGTTCGCCGCCGGTCATACGAAATGTTTGCAAAGTGGGATATATTTCAGGCATCCACTCCCAGAAGGCTTTAAGATAAGGATTATCCGAACTGTTATCTATAGGAATCTCATTTTCAATCCAGGTTATATCGTTATGGATTCTCTCCGACAATAGATAAGGACCTTGTTTTTTTATTTCGTCCATCCATGCTGTACTTAGATGTGGACTACAATAACTACATTTAAAGTTACAGGCTTGATTAAAGTTTACTTCGACATATCTAGGTTTAGCATTACCGGTATGCCCTAGTTCTATAGCTTCGTCTATGATACCAGGTTCCCATACATCTTTACTTCTATAGGCACGATCACTTAGTTGTGTTCCACTATCTTCTATCTGCCAACAAAAATTACATTCCTGCGGTTTTAAATCTTCAATCATTAGTTTTCGTTGATGCTTTTTATAGTTGGTATTGTGCAATGCACTAACATCAATCTTAACTTCGTCTAAAGGAATGTGATGGCTTCTTGGATGATAACAACTGTGAGTTCTACCTGTAGGTATGTGGATGCTAACATTAAACCATTTGGCTAGACAAAATCCTTTTCCGACCTTATCGAGTTCTTGTTTTACGAATTCGGCATCCAACAAATATCGAGATTGATATTTTCCATCAATCTTTCTAAGCTCGTTACCTTTTATGTTTCTATTGAAGTCCATCGAAATATTTTTTTAACCATTCAAAGTCATTGATTTTAGCTAGTTGAGTTTTATCTTCTTTAGACGATAAACCAAAATCTCTTCCGGCAATCGCCCCTGCAATCGCGTATTCTCCGTATTGCTTATCTTTACCCTGACTGCACCATACTGCTAATCGTTCGTTAGTTTCATCTTCATTTTGTCTACTGATTAATTTAGCAGAAAGTTTAGCGCACTCTCTAAATGCTGACTTCCAGGTATTGAAAGGATCAGTATTAAAAACGGTAATATTAGAAACTTTTTCCACGGCCTTAAATTGATCACTGATTGATGTAGTCATATCTGTACTGTTTACATCCATGGCTAATGTTAGATGACGAGGTAACAGCTTTACTCCCCCATAGCCATAGACTAAGCCGTTGATAGGATTCTGGCTCCTCCAAACATGTACTACATTTCTTTCATATCTTGTTACAACATGGTCAAAAATAAATCCGTCAACTATTTCAGCATCGCCGTCTACTACCCATATCATTTCAGTAGAACACATTTCAGCAGCTTTTATGTGAGCTTTATGTATTCCTTTGACTCCGTGTACTCGTTTAGCAAGAGGATATTTTTCTTTAAGTTTAGACCAATTCTCATCTGCATTAGGTTCATTATAACTGATGAATACTATATCATATAATCTGTGTTCAGACGCTATTGTTTCTTGTTCTTTTTTATTGATAAGATATCTAAAGTCTATTTCTCTTTTTCCTACCGTGGCCTGCTTGCTCATTAGCATCAGTCCATTGTAAGTATATTCTTTGTCTTTGAACTTATGCAAGAATACATGATTGATATTCCTGTCATAGTCATACTTGCCGTCTCGAGTATCAAAATATATGTTGTACACAGAAGTATCTGTAACTTCTATTTCTGGATAAACGGCCCAAAACATTTCGTCAGTTGTGTTTTCTAAAGCTGATAGATAGTCGTCATAGGAGTTTATTTCAACTATTGGATATTGAGACTTACTGACTAAAATATCATGTTCTTTTTTATCGATGATATATCGTATATCAAACTCTCGTTTTGAAATGGGTTTTTTCTTACTGCACAGGATAACTCCATTAACGAAAGATTCTTTTTCGTAACAGAGATTTTTAAAAATATGATTTTCTGATCTATCATGGTCATACTTACCATCTCTAGGATCAAAATAGATATCAAAAATTGTTTGATCTACAACCTCAATATTAGGCCACACAATCCAGAACATATCATCATTGACTGTTTTAACAGCTTCTAAATATTGATCGTAGGTCTGTATTTTTACTATAGGGTATCTACATTTAGAAATAATAATATCATGTTCTTTTTTATCAATGATATACCGTATATCAAACTCTCTTTTCGAGATAGGCTTCTTCTTGCTAGCAAGTATTATACCATTGATAAATGATTCTTTTTTGTAACAGAGATTTTTAAAAATATGATTTTCTGATCTATCATAGGTATTATGAAAATCAAAGTAGGTATCGAATATTTCTGTGTTTGTTATGTGTAGATTTGGCCATACTATCCAAAACAGGTCGTCTTGGATTTTTAGATAGTCGTCATAAGACTCTGGCGAATATATGTTGTATTTTTTTGGAACACTTGCTACTATGTCTATTTCTTTTTTTTCTGTAAAAAATCTATGACGAAACTCTCTCTGAGATATGTCTAATGCCTTTGGGAACAAACAAATACCATCATAATGATCTTTGTTTTTAAAAACATGGACATACATATCGTCCCATTTGGTAGCTCGGTAAGATGCTATATCGAACGATTCGTTTATTTCGATATCGTCCCAGATAACCCAAAACATTTTTGTAAATGATTTAGATCTTATATCTTCAAAAGTTTCTACATTCTGCAAACGTTGTGCATGCGAATATTTAGATTTTATTTTTTTCCAATCTAACTCGTCGCCTGTCTTTTGAGATACATAAAAAATATCATACATTTGTTGGTACCGGCATACGGAAATAGGTATCGTTAAGATTCATAGTTTCATTGTATAAATCTAAAGTATACTTGCTCTGAGCAGCATCTAGATATGGCCAATGTAATCCTAGGCCTAACTTGATTTTTTCTCCGAGATCTTTTATAGCTTCAACTAATCCATCGCCCTTGACTTCCTCGTAAGGCTTGCCGTACTGTTTCCAGATATCTCTTAAAATCTCAAAATCTCTAACATCTACATAGTTCCAATCTGTACAGTTGGCCATCCAAGTTCCTAGTCTAGCACCGTAGACTGCATAGATTCCGTTTTCTTCGTGGGCGCCAACTGTTGACCACATACGCAGTCTGTGGATATTATGCCACCATATCCGTTGTTGTATTTCCAATGGAGGAACTTTAACACCGTCAAGTAAAGTCATTTTAACACCTTCGCGGAATCCTGCTCTCCATGCTTGGAATGGATTTCCTGTGATAATGCTATCGCTGAAGCTCAGAGGAAAATTTCGATAACCATCTTCCCAACAAAAGTCTACCCGGCCTCGATCGCTGTCTGAGTTTTCATGAGTTTTCATATTAAGGACGAAATCTTTTTTCCAGATTTTTAATCCGCCATTGCCGTAACGTAGTCCATTGATGACATTACGACCGCACCAACCGTAGACTTGAATCTTAGGATCAGTCATATCCAAGTCAATATTAAAGAACTTAGGATCTACAATATTATCAGCATCTACAGTAATGAACCAATCTGTTTCCGACTTTTCTGCTGCGGCTTTGTGTGCATGATCGCTACCTTTAACTCCATGTACACGTTTAGCCCAAGGTACCTTGTTACACAGATCGGCATAATGAAGATCAGCGTTTGGCTCATCATAACTTAGAAAAACAACATCAAACTCAATGACTTTCATTTGACCTCTAAAATATATTTTGGAAATAATCGTTTAGTATAAACACTGAATTTTTTAGGAACATTTTTAATCCGTAATGTCGTTGACTTACCGATTAAGTCGTCTATTTTAATTTTAACTACATCAAATATAACATTAGGATCGTTATAATCAGTTATTAAAAATGTCATAACTGTTGATCCGTCCCAATGAATTTTTCTTTTAGATTTTTTAGATGAAGACCTAGTTCCATTATATTTTTCAGATAACTCTATGGTCATTTTTCCTTCTTCGGAAAACATCGTAACAAAAACATCTTCCTCTTCTTCAAATTTTGACCATTGTTTATCAACGATTCTGTGCAACACATCATCTATTTTGTTTAATACTTTGATTTCAGCTATTTGAAAAGTTCCAGAATCAATATCAATGAAGCATGATGAAAGTTGAAGTTTTCCTTCATAGACTAACATTGCTGTTTCATCATCGATTTCTATGATATTAGATTGATCTCCTAGTGCAGTTTCTGGATATATTCCTACTATGGATCCGTCTTCTGGTTGAAATCTTGCAAAATATTTTGGTGTTACAGGTTTATAATTTTTTACCCACTCATCAAAGTCTAGTTCTTCCATAGAACTTCCTCCTGTAAACTAATAATCTCATCAGTGATTTTGTCTTTTTCAACATAGTGAATTATATCGCTCTGATAATGATTTCCTATTTTGATTTTATTTTCTTTATTGAAATAAAATCCTACATGGTCGCTCCAGCAGTCAGCTGGCCAAGGCCAGTTTTGAATCATGGGCTTCATGTGAACTATCTTCGGGAACTCTAGCGGAAACGAAATTTGATCAGAAATATCTAAAATCTTAGCAGCTAATCCAAACGCTTCATCAGTTCCTAAGATCTTAGGTTTAAAATCAGGAAAGAACGTGTTAGAAAACTCTACAGGATTTTTTATAATATATCGACCTAGTGTAAAAAACTCGTTGACTAATCTAGAATCTTTTCTAAAGAATGTAAAAAAACTATAAAGATTCGGTAAGTCATTTTTTACAAATGCTTTTCTATAAAAATCCCCAGTTACAACTTCGCCTCTATAAGTATAGGACTTAGAAGGAACATATAGATCAACATTTTCAACAAAATAATCTATCCAATGACTAATATCTCTAGTAAACAACATGTCTGCATCTAGACATACAGTATAATCGAACGGGCTTAGTTGATCCATGAACGAACGTCCGTCCCAACCCTTTTCTTCCTTCCATCCAACGATCTTATCAAAGACCCAGGGAGATTTGAAATCTTGCACAGATTCGACATCGTCGGTTACTAGACATACGTTGTTGTATCCGTATTTTTGAGTATTTTTAATGCTCAAAGCCAATGAATAAGCTAACTTATTATAGTCAACTTCTTTATTTTTGGCAGCGACTATTAGATATCCAAAGTTCATAGCAACTCCATAAGTTTGTCTTTCTGCCTCACAATATTTTGTTTATTCATAAAGTGTACATCCATATCCTTAATAGAGCAAGGAATATAAACATCTGGATTATTACCATCGTTGATAATAAAGTAAAGACGGCCGTCTCGAACTTCGCAAAGTAGATCCTTATCCTGTACTGTTAGTATATCTGGCAAGGATTGAGTTAGTGATGTTTCGAAACCGTCTAACATATGTTTAGCTACACTGAAGGCTATGTCGTTTCTAAACTGCTTAGAAGAGAATCTATACAAGTCTGCAAATACATCATAATGTTCTTCAACTTGTTTCACAAGATCAAAAAATATTTTTGATTCTTCGTTCTTCTTGAACATTACAGTTGTTGCCCAATATAAATGCACACCAACATCAGAAACATTTTTATCAAGAAAACCTATGCGTTGACCTTGAACATCATTCATTGCTTTTCCGATCAAAACACTATCAGCCAAGTGCCAATATTGATTTAATAAGTCAGAAAAAATCAAATAATCAGAATCAATTAATAGCGTTTCATCGTAAGGAGTAAGATCCCATACTTTTGATCTTGTAGAATTTAAGAATGGTACTGTCTTGGACTCTTGACCATCATTTAATCTTCTTGTGTTATCGGACACGGGTCGATCTATGAGTTTGATATTCTCAAACACTTGAGATGCCTTGTCGAATGTACCTGAGGTTTTCATCCAATCAACTGTAGATTGATCAGTGATTAAACTTACAGGAAGATTTAAATATTTTTTGGCAAGGCCGCCAGAAATAATCGACATTAGAGAATAATCAATATCTCGATTATTATGAGCAATAATGACTATTCCTCGATTCATAGATCTACCAATGCGTCAACAGTTCTGCTTTTTTTAATTTTTCCATATTCGATATAAGATTCGTTTACGGCAGTAAAGTATCTGTCAAGAATTTCTGATTTAAAAATATTCAAATCTTTGATTAGAATTGGGTTTTCATTCATATCAACGATAACAACATTCACTGTTCTGCCTTCATTTATTAAGAAATTAATAAAGCAGATCAGTGTCTGATCGATTTTAAACAGTCCGCCCTCATAACCAAAAGTTAATCTAGCGTTTAACTTTTCTTTCAGGACTTTTCTTTGGATAGATAAGGATTGTTTGAAGTTAGAAAACTCAAGAGCTTTCTTAAGCATCTCGTTCATGATTTCTCCTATTAAAGTAGTAGTTTATTTATTAGGAGAAAAAAAGAGGAAAAAATTTAAGGAGCGATAGCGCCGATAGTTACTGTGGGAGAAGGAGTATTGAAAGATGCTGGTAATAAATTTGGATAGAGAGCACCTTGTGCTCTAAGTTGAGAGACAGATATTGCCATTGTTCCCTGTACCAAATCTCCAGGAGGAGGATCGCCTGGATCCGTGTATATATCCTGCCAAATAGAGGTGATAGTTACAGTATTAGCAGTTCCTGAAGAGTTATTAGCAACATTACATCTTGCCTGTAATGTCCATCTATTCATCGAATATGTTCCGCTGGTTCCTTGGCTGTAAAACGTTTGATCTGAGCTCGTTAAACTATAAAAATTAACTGCCGGAGTGTTTCCTCCAAAACTAACCGTTCCTAAACTAGATAACAAAGTCGTCCAGGCACCGCTCTGAGTCGTTCCTAACGATGAAGTAAACGCACTAGAAAATCTTATTTTTCCGCCAGAGTTAAAAAAGTATCGAGCCTGATCTGCGGTTACGAACGATACTGTAATGCTAGATCTAACACTGTTAGAAAAACTTACGCTATCAGATCTACTGCCTCTGGATTCTACTACATACTGTCCAAGAGCTATGTCAAATCTGTTAGTATTGGCTTGATTAGCTAGAGTTTGATATTGAAAATTTGGCTGGGCAGCATCGTATCTAACCAGTTCATTTTCATTAACCACTGTAATAGCCGGCACTGATCCGGTCTGATGCACTATGGCATTAACTATATCAAATCTTAACTTGTCCCATTCGGCCTTGGAAATAAAGTCTCCGGTCGCTGCTGGCCCACTATTAACAGCTTGACCATAGCCTTGAGTCGCAGAACCCGTGCTCATAACCGCAACTATGGTGTTGCGTATATCATTATAATCGGGAATTCGTACAAGATCATTAGCGGGCATTATATTTTTCCTTGAAAATATTTAACCTATTATGCACCGCTGAATGCAGTTATTGAATATGATGGTCCTATAATGTTAAAAGTACCGGATGGTAGTAACGATCCGGCTGCTCTAACTTCGTTGACAGTCAACGACAATGTACCGTCAACTGTATCTCCCGGGGGAGGTGCACCTGGATCAACATATGTATCAGTAAAAGTTACTCTAAAATAAACGATATTGGCTGTTCCTGCAGAGTTATTCGAAACATTACATCTCGCCTGCATCGTTATTTGATTTCCTGCATAAGGTGAGCTTGCACTTGATTGATAAAATGTTTGGAAACTATTTGTAAGGGCGAAATAGTTTACTGTGGGCGCGAAACCGCCAAAGTCTACAGTGCCTACTGAATCTAAAAGATTCGTCCAAGCTGTATTTTGAGCCGATCCCGCTCCGCCTGTTCTATTGCTGTTAAATCTAATCTTACTACCACTGTTAAAAAAGAATCTTGCTCTGTCAACTGTGGAAAAAGTTACAGTAAGATCAGTAGTTAAACTTGCTGACCACGACGAGGTTCTTTGTACAAACATGTTAGATGCCTGTGCTATAGGTTGCTCTACAACAAACTGCCCGGTTCCTATAGAAAATCTTTGAGATACTGCTTGATCCGCAATGGTATTATATTGAAAGTTTGGATGAGACGGTCCGTATCTGATCGGATCTGTTGTCTGTATCACTGTTATGGTTGGAGCACTGCCGGTTTGATGTACTACAGCGTTAACAATGTCGAATCTTAAAGAGTCCCATTGGCTTTTTAAAACATTAGGAAGTATCCCGGTTATGCCATCTGGAACAATAGGTGCCGATGAAACTGTTTGACCGTAGCCTTCTGTGGCAACTCCGGTTCCCATTATTCTAGAAATTTTGTTCTGTATAACGTTGTAATCAACCGCAGAAATTATTTCGCCTACACCTGCCATTTTTATATCCTTATAGTATAACAGCTTCTATAACTTTGACGCCAGTTTCGTCACTGCTTTCTAATGCCACTGCAAATACATCATTAGCATGTGGTACTGCTGCGGTGGCACAACCGTCATTAGATGCTATTAATCTTTGTCCTTTTCTAACTGCCCCGATTACTTTAACAGGAACACGACCTTTTAGAGCTACGTATACACCGCCTTCTAAATCCTTGTTCATCATAAATGCTGGGTTTTCACTGATCACACCAATAGCACGATCTCCCCAAGAGCTAGCTGTCACTTCTTTTTCGCCACCTATTACCATAACCGTTCCGACTGCATATTCTGCATCTGGTAGATATTTTTCTGCTAGGTCAGCATAACGAGCGGCTGTGGCTGTACCGTCAAATAATCTTGCAAATAGATCACCGTCAGCTGTTCTAGCTGCTATTGAGTTAGCGATCGGTCCTCTCTTAGCAGATTTATAGTTGAGATCACTGTCAACAACACCGTCGGCAACAATTTTTATTCTATCAGCAAAGGTAGCAGTTCCCAAAAAGCTAGTAGCATTGATATTTCCAGAAGTATCACGAACTACAACAGTCTCCGGAGCAGTTGTTATGCTAGGATTATATGTTCCTAACTTTTCTGCAGAAGTCGCAGATCCTGTCACATCACCAATCAAGTCTCCATAGACCAACGAACGTTGACTTGAAGATCCTACCGTTCCGAAGAATGTTTTAGTATCAGAGTTAAATGCCACTGTATCATCACTAGCTCTAACATTACCTTTGACGAAACCTGTTACATTACCTGTTACATTACCTGTTACATTACCAAAAAGATCGACTGCTCTTACTGCGTTAAATCTTTTATCAACAGTTCCGATGCTGTATAGTGTATCTCCGGATGGTTCGATATTTGTTGATCTTATTTTTAGAATATTGATAGCGGTATTTTCATTTACCTGCTGTCTTATAGTAATAGGTTGACCAACTTGAGATTGATATACTACTACCTGATCTTCATCTCGCAAAGGATTGATTGAAAAAGGATCTTCGGATTCTACAAATACTAATAAATCTGTGTCGTTACCTAAAGAAAATCCCGAATCAACAAAGCTAACAAGCTGAGGAAAACTCAAATCATTTTTTCTAATATACTGATCAGCAGTTTCTCCGCCGAGTCTTAGTGCATTGGAAGCTGTTCCCCAGAAGTATTGTTCTCCGCTGGTAGAAGTAATACCGGTAGTTCCATCGGTATTGATTAAAGTAATACCCTTCTTAATTCTAGCAAATCCAGGTATTGGATTAGCAGATCCCAGTGTAAACTCTACAGCACTGGTGACGGCCATTGTTGTGTCACCTGCTACAAACTTAACTATTGATCTAGGATTTCCATTATTGTCTTGTACAACTTGACCGATCGCTGCCGATGCTCCGAACTCAGGAGCAGCTTCTGGTCCGATCAATATAAAGTCTGCTCCGTTCCATGCTTTTAGTTGATTAGACGAAGCATCGAACCAAAAATCACCAGGAGTTAAACCAGTAGGAGCTGATTCACTGTATTCTGCACCGCTGGCAAATTTAAATCTTGTGCCATCGTAGAATTTTAATTTTTTAGTAGAGCTATCATACCAAATCTGTCCTGTAACAGCTTTCGGCGGTGCTGATGTATTTGCGAAATTTTCTAGCAGATGCAAGAAGTTTTCGTTCTGTACTTCACCGTAGCCAGCATAGTTTTTACCGACAAATCTTATGTCGGTTGTTGTATCGATAGTTCCATCTTCTACCGCTACTAAAAAAGTACCATTAAATCTATCAACTTGATACGCCATTATTCAGCTCCAAAATAATCATTGTATTTATTTGAAAGTTATAGCCTTCCGACTACCACTTCAATAACTCCCTCGATACCATCAAAATCTTCTAGTGCTTTACCTATGATAGTACCGATTTTTGGGTCTACAGTTGGTCTAGCGTAGCCGCTGCCGCCGCTGACTAACATGTCCCCTTTGCAAATTTTGCCTCGAACCTTACATGGGACACGGCCCTGCAAAGCTATAACTGCAACATACTGACCTGTTAACTCGTCATTCATTGTAAATGCAGGTTTACTAGATACCACTCCAGCAACTCGTCGAGTTTCATCAGACGCCATTGTTACTTCAAATTTACCGCCAAACTCGAGGACTGTTCCCGGTTCGTATTCTGCGTCTGCTAGATATTTTTCAGCTAAGTCGGCATATCTAGCTGAAGTAGCTGTACCCTGGAACAATCCAGTAGTAATAATATTGTTATTACCGGCATCTAGTTTTTTGTTAATGGTCCATTTGTCGCCGGTGGCACTGTAAGAAATATTAGCTAATGCACCACCTACATACAGTCCTGCACCATTGGCTGCGATCGGATCAGCAGCATTTCTAGCCACTGTAAACGATAAATCATCTATAGCTACTTCTGTGCTGTTAATCGTAGTAGTCACTCCGTTAACCACAAGGTTTCCAGAAACTATAAGACTAGATCCCACTGTGATACTGTTATCACCGGCTGTACTGTTTATTGTCTGAGTTTCAATAGTAGGTGCATTGACATTATTAGCAAACATTCTATTGTATCGATAGCTTGCTCCACCGATGTTTGCTCCGCCAGTGACTGGCGGACGAAGAGTTATTCTGCCTTCCATGCCCAATGCTGCTGATCTAGCCGGAGAGTTTAAAAACAATCTTTCTAAGTTTTCGTCGTTAGCACCCCAAGAAGATGATAATACCAGGCCGAACTCATTAGAACTTTCTATGAGATCAACATCGGCCTCATCGTTATAATAAAGTTTAAGGGTCGAACCTACCTGAACCCCTGCATTTTCTACAAATAAAGAATTCAATATTCCCAGGGTGGTCAAATCGGACTGTACAACATTTGGTGCTAGTCTTGTATTAGTTAATGTAAATGCATTGGCAGCAACTGTAATATCGTTAGTACCGTTAAACGGGACTCCGTTGATATTCCTAGATGTTTCAAGTGCGGTGGCTGTGGCTGCATTTCCAGAAAGATTCGCGCCGATAAACTCGTTAGCTACAGCAACATCAAACGTACTTGTGCCAGATGCTGCATTGACATTACCTGTTAGTGTTCCTACAAAGTCTGCTGTGATAGTTCCTGCTGTAAAACTTCCAGAACTGTCTCTAGCTACTAGTTTTCCCGGGGTATTACTTGAAGAAGCAGAAACTGACCATTGTCTAGCAGAAGATCCGTTAAACGATGATCCTAATATATAATCTCCAGGAGTTAGACTAGTGGTTGTGTTTGCTGTTATGGAAATGTCAGTGACTCCGCTGAACGGAACTCCATTGATATTTCTAGCTGTTTGTAATCTAGTAGCGGTTTCTGCATTACCGGCCAATGAACCTTTGAATGTCACTGCCGATGAAAGATTTATACCTTTAGCGACAGAATCAAAGCCGGGAACTGGATTACTTGCCCTAATATCAAAATCAGTATTTGAAACTATACCAATGGTCACACCATTTATTTGAATTAAAATAACCGGATGGCTTATTCCGGATGTGTCTAACAAAATTTGTGATTTAAATCTGGTCGATTGATATCCTTCGATTCCTTCCGGACCTATTAAGTTCCAGGTGTCATTGTTAAAAACATAAAGTTGATCGGAGCCAGAATCGAACCAAACTGTTCCGTTAATTTTTTCTGCAGGCTGTGTTGTTGAAATCACAGCACTCGATGCATTTCTCCACTCCGTACCGTTATAAACATTTAATGTTCCGTCGTCAGTTTTATACCAAAGCTGACCACTTATGGGTCTTGCTGGGGGTCTAGCATTAGCAAAATTTTCTAACAAGAACAAAAAGTTTTCGTTCTGTATTTCACCGTAACCAGTATAATTTCTGCCTAATAGCCCCAGGCTAGTAGTAGTATCTAAGTTTCCGTCTTCTAATACAACTAGTGTTTGTCCGCTGTATCGATTTATAAGATATGACATCTTCGCTCCTAATCCTTATGACAAGAATGACCATGCGCCAGCAACCAACTGGAACGTTTTTACCACTCTGAATACAGACAACACCGGAGCTGCTACGGTTGCAGTAGAGAATGAAATATTGGTATATGCATTACCAGTTCCTCCAGGTACAATCGATGAAGGCGCATCTGGTGTAATAAACTCTGCTGTTGAACCAGGACCGGTAAACAAATAACTGTTCAAGTTCAGTGATGTTGTTCCGTTGGATAACGAAGTACATAAAATTCTAGCAATAGTTCCGTTTCTAAATTCCGAAGGTGGTGCAACCTGTGTTAACCAAGATGCTATACCAGAGTTAGATATAGCATCCGAAACATCCATACTGAAAACTAAGCTTCTAGTTTCTAATGAGTCGTCGACATATTCTTTTGTTGCTGCATCTTGAGGATTTGTAGGATTCTGTACATTAGATATTTTTTTACTTTGAAGATTAAGTGTTCCCGTTCCATCTATATCTAAAATTAGATCTGTATCAGCAGGTGTTACCTGTATAATATTATCATTGAGATACAAATCATCAACTGTAATTTCAGTTTGAGCACCGAAGGATGTAACACCCGGAATACTAGTGATAGTTGGTCCTAGACTAGTACCATCGATAATCAATCTAGGATTTCCTAGACCATCTTT